AAAGTTTTCAATAGTATCTCCTTAATTTGCTTTATGTCACCTTTCATTTCTGACAAGTCAGTATGCAAAGTTTTAGTTTGTTCTTTCAGTACTGCTACTTCTGTTTCAATATCTTTAGGCATTATAATCTCTCCAAAATATACACACCTGTTCGAAGAGAATCAGAATTCATAGTCATAGTTCCACCCCAACCAGTACTTCTTATTTTAAAATTTAAATAAGTCAATCCAGAATATGTGCCACTATTAAACATAATTGTTCCCATAGGAGAGTTGGCACTTGCTGGAATATACCAATCGTGGTCACCAACTCTAGTAGTATAAGTGTTGTATGCAGTTGCTAAATAAAGTTCCAATATAAGTTCGCCAGAACCTGTATGACCACTAATAGCTCCTTCTTGAAAACTAAATTTATAGTTAGTATTTGCTTCTGCTATAAACATTATATAGTTCATTCCGTTCCAAGCTACTGATGTTCCACCTGGAGCTCCAGTAGTTACTGCAGATGCTCTTGAATATGCAGTTAATAACTTTCCCTGTGGGTCTCTATTGCAAATTCTATTTCCATAACTATCTACAATTACACTTGAACTAGGATTATTATTCCAAGCAGTTAATCCTCTGGGTAAATAAAGGTCTGATGTAGTACTTGATAAAATTCCTTGATTTATAGAATATTTATTAGCAATATTTGAAGCACCTGTTACTATAATTGCAATTCTAATGTTATTAGCAGATAAACTTGGTGAAGCAGCATTATTAGTAACTTCTGTATAGGTTATTGCTCCTGTATTATCAACGTCAACATAAGTATCTTTACTAGCAGTAAATGTCCTAGATGTTACTGCAGATACTGCTACACGTTTACCACCTATGTAAACTACACCAGATGTCATAGATGCTACTGTGGTCGAGTTGTATGAATCACCAGTCCAGACACAACCCGAAGCAACGTAATCATATATTTGTTCACTTCTATAGGTTTGTAAAGTTGTACTATTATCAGATACATTACCAGTAAATGTGCCAGTTGTTCCTGATACAGCACCTGTAGATATTGAAGTGGCTGTTAATATTCCGTGTGTTCCATCCTGTTTATGCTCTTGCAAGATACCGTTTACAAGGTCATCCCAATGGGTTTCAGTAAAGTACATTGATACTGCATCACCAGCATTATGAACTATATCGTTAGTTCCTTCTTTACCACGCACGCAGTTAATAAGGTTATTCCCACTAACAACGCCAGTAATTACTTCTTCGTCTGCTGTTCCTGGCTCTACTACTAAAGTTACTGCTGTATCAGTATCTAATCCAGTAGTCGAAGTTAAAGGCAATGTTGTAGCACCAGCTGCAATACCACCTACTCCAATAGTTGTACTAAACCTTCTCTTTGCTTTTTTAAATTTGTCTGTATTTGCTGCTGCCATAATATCTCCTATGTCTTAATTATGTAATTCATTACTAAATAAGGCTGCAAGTTATTGTGCGAACCACCACCCCCAGTATTGCCAGTATTCCAAGTTAATGTATCAGGTGTTCCTGCATCACCACGAGATACTGCAGATGTGTAATTGCCATCATCAGTTCCTTGCAACTGTCTAGAAAGACTATTAGAGTGATAGTGAGAAGGTATTTGAGCTTCTGTAAGAGTGTGTGTTTCAGCACCACCTGTTCCACCTAATGTAGAAAATGTGCCTGTGTTTTTACCAACAGGAATACGACCTTTTAAATCTGGCAAATTAAAAGTAGTAGTATTATCACCTACACCATAAGTTGTACCAATTACTGCGTATAAATTTGCATAGGTTGTACGAGATATTGCTGTTCCATCACATAATAAATATCCTGTTGGAGCAGAAGAACCTGCATAAGTAAGTACAGTTCCTACTGGATTCATTAAAGATACACCACCTATAGATACTGAACTAGCTGTAATTGCACCGTGCGTACCATCTTGGTTATGTTCAACAAGAATACCAGTTACCATATCATCCCAGTGTGTTTCGGTGAAATACATAGTTACTACTTCGCCAGCAGCGTGGGCAGTATCAGTAGTGCCTTCTTTAGCACGTACACAATTAATTACATTACTACCAGATACTACTCCAGTAACAACCTCTTCGTTAGTTGTACCTGGGTCTATTACAAGAGTAATAGCTGTGTCTGTGTCTAGACCTGCTGTAGAAGCCAAAGGAAGAGTAGTAGCACCTTGAGCAAAACCACCAACACCAACAGTAGTAGAAAATCTACGTCTAGCTTTTTTGAATTTATCTGTGTTACTTGCTGCCATCTTCCCTCCTAAGTTTTAATTATATAATTAACTACTACATATGGTTGTAAGTTATTGTGAGCTCCACCACCACCAGTGTTTTGAATATTTGCATTACCTGTACCAATATTAAATGACCAACTATTAGCAGGTGAGTTAGAATCGGCTCTAAATCTTGAACCATCAAATGCTCCAGCACCATAACCACCACCACCACTAAATCCGTGTCCGTGACCTGAATCGGTGTGTGAGTGAGCAGGCATTTCTGATGTCGTTAAAGTATGAGTTTTAGCACCACCAGTTTCACCTAGTGCATCAAATGATGTATCTGAACTATCTCTACCTACTGGTACTTTACCTTTTAAGTTGGGTAGATTAAATGTAGTTGAACCATCACCACTACCATACGCAGTACCTATTGCTGTATATAAATCTGCATAAGTTGTGCGAGATACTGCACTACCGTCTGCTATTAACCAACCACTAGGGGCAGAAGAGCCTGCATATTGCATTATTGAACCTACTGGAGATAATCCACCACCTGTTACAGTAATGCTACTTGTAGTAATACTATCTGCAGTTATATCTCCGTGAGAACCATCTTGATTGTGTTCTGCTAATACACCATTAATTAAGTCATCCCAATGTGTCTCTGTAAAATACATTGCTACAGTAGCCCCTGCAATGTGTGCTTGGTCAGTTGTACCTTCTTTACCTCTAACACAATTAATCACGTCAGAACCGCTTACAACGCCTGTAATGACCTCTTCTGTAGCTAGTCCTGGGTCAATAACTAATGTAATTGCAGTATCAGTATCAAGTCCTGTAGTGGTAGTTAAATTAAGAGTAGTTGCTCCTTGAGCAAATCCTGCTACGTCAACTGTAGTTGAGAATCTTCTTTTAGCCTTTTTAAACTTGTCAGTGTTTGCAGCTGCCATAATACTCCTATGTTAAACTCTTCCAGCGTTGTGGGTCACCAGTTGGAATAATGAATCCTTTAGCTTGAATATTTAATAGTGTGTAATCTGAATTGGTATTATTAGTGGTAATTACAAACTGAATATTATTAAGTAGTTTATTTACTCTAATGCGTTTTTTTACTGAAGATTGTGCAAATGTAGTTGGAGTTACTGAAGTGTCGGAGAATTCTGCACTAGAAAATTGCTGAGTATCATAACCAGCATTAGATAATGTGTCTGATATGGTTACTGATTTAAGGTTAGCATATCCTTTTTTCTTTTCTGTACCTAATACAGTAATTGTAATATTTCCTACTGGATTGTTAAACTCAAAGTAAACATAACGAATCTTTGCAAATGCGTTACGGTCTTTGTCTATAGGATAAAGTCCTGAGACATATTTAGTTTCAAAAGCAACCCCCAAGTCACCTTCTATATTATCAGATATTTCAATTAATCTCGAACCACTAATAGGAACTGCTAGTAAGTGGTTATCTCCATTAGAATCGGTATATTCAAAAAATCTTTCTACACCAAATGTCCAAGGACCACTCCAGTTAAGTCTTTCAGTATCATTTACATAAATCCTATTATTAGTGCTATTTCCATAAGGCATTGAACAAAATACTTTAGATTGGTAGTAATATGCACACACACCACTTAATGCAGTACCAGTCATCTGCTCTATATCTGGTCGAATATTTGCACTAATTTCATCTGTTGATAATAAGTTAAGCATCTGTGGCTTAGAACGTAGTGAGTACCAACCACGTCTATTAAAGAACTGAACATCGTTTCTTACTTTAACTACAGACTGTGTTGAGTTAGAACCTACTGAACCTACAATTTTAATAGCTGATGGAATTGTAAAAGTATAATTTCCAACAGTATTTGAAATTAAATCTATTTGCCAGATAGAACCAATACCTTCTGGGTCTGATGTTAATACAGTAGCATATGCTCCACCTTTTCCATCACGATAATGAACTACTGCTTTTACTTTTTCACGACCACCTTTTTCTAAATCTACACTTCCACCTCCAGTAAATTCTGAAAAAGAAGCTATTGCATCATCAGCTCCTGACCAATAAACTCTCCAAGGATTGTCAGGGTCTAATGTACCCCACATTCTATTTCCAGATAATTCCATTTGTGCAAACTTAGGACCAGTAGTTGTATTACTTAATGGAGCAGTTACAAAAGTATTCATCGGCATAAACTCTTCACCAATATCAGTAAAAGTTACTGTAGCACCAGCAGGTTGAGTTACAGAACCAATATAACAATGTTGTCCACCACCATTACGTTCGTCTGAATAATAAATGTTATAAGCTGTAGCATCTGTAACTTTAGACCAAGTAACAGTTATATAATCTGTACCTTGAGTCCAGTTTTCACGAGTTTTAGATATTTGAGCAGTACCAGGTGATGATGCTATTGTTTCACCAACA